GTCGATGTCCCGCCACAAATAACAGCGTATTCTGTATGCGACGAACGCCCCGTGCCGCCGTCTGCTACAGGAATATCAGTCCCGCCCGCCCGATAAACAGCGTTTCCTTCTACCGCAATATCACCAGCACCGGTACGTGTTATTGTCGTATCGGAAGCGTGTCCGAGGTTTATCCCTGCCAACTGCGGGGAGTCGTCCGTATCGAGTCCGAGGGAGTCGCGAGTCGGGAGCGTCTGGTCTCCGGTATTCGTTCCAGAAAGGTTGGAGAGTTTCGTTTTTTCGACGTCGGTCACATAATTGTCATCGGCTCCAAGCGCGGCGGCATAGAGCGAATCGAAGTACGTCTTCAGCGTTGCTTTGATATTCGCCCACGTCGCCTTTTTCAGTACGTTCGAGGCGGCACTGTCTATGAGAGGCATGGTATCAGCATCAACAGGTGTCGTCTTTGCCGTCGCACCATGAATGGAAGAACCTACATTTCCGGCGTCAGTCACGTCTGCGCCTGCTTCTATGCCGTCGAGTTTTGTTATTTGTGTAGCCGTAGCATATCCGTCCACGGAAGCCGTAGCGGCTCCGAGTTTCATCTTGATACTTGACTGCGTTTCGTCTCCTGTGTTCGTCCCTGAAACATTATCAAGAGCCGTCTTATTAGCGTGCGAGTGGAGAGCTGACTTTTCAGCGTCTGTAATATAATTATCATCCTCTCCGAGAGCCGGAGCCGCGCCGACGTCTGCGTAAGTCGTCCCGTGCGGGTTCCCAGAAGTCTGCGAATGGTCGTATGCCGTCTTTCCGCGATCGCCTCTGTACGCCGTCGCCGATGTTTCACCGAGTGCAAGAGACGCTGAAATCTCCGCATATGCGGAACCGCTCCACCGATACGTCTTCCCGGTGTCAATCGTGATGTATATCTTCCCGGTCTCTCCCGTTCCTGGGAGCGAGGCGTAGTCGGCTACTTCCACGACATCATCGACAAACGAAGGCAGTTGCCCGGACGGAACTTTCCCGGCCGCGTCAAGTTCGGCGTAACCGTTTGAAATTCCCTTATTTGCGCTGTTTTCCGGAGTGAATCCGAGCGCGTCTTGCTTGCCGTTCCAGGTCGATTTTTCGGTATCTGTGACAAGCCGATGAGTAGAATCGTCGGAAAGGTCAGCCAGTTCATCCGGGATAGTCGGCTTGTTGAGAATCTGAGCGTCGCCGGATGTCGCGTTCCAATCCGCATTGACGTTCACCTCCGCACCTTCCGCAATGCCTGCTAGTTTCGTCTTCTCATCATCGGTAACATAGTTGTCATTCTCACCGAGCGCGGGAGCGGCGCCTACGTCTTCATACGAAAGTTCTCCCCATTCTACATCGTTATCTTCATCCGTCTTTTTCTTCAAGACTTGACCGGTCTGGCCACCTTCGGGGATTCCTCCTACAGAAGTGCGTATTTCTGATACCGTTATCTTTTTTGTTTTCAATTCGCTTATATCAACAATGGGAAGAACATCGTCTCCCGATACTGTTTCTATGTCTTCGAGTTGTGATATTTTTTTTGATGCGCTCATAGAAGTATGTTTTTCATATTCTCCTGTAAAATTGACAACCCATCCTCTGTGAGCAGAACCGGGCAATATCTTCCGTCTCCGAAAGGAGATGTGACAGCACTGTATGGTGTGCTTTTTTCGCTATACGGAGATGTGATGCATGTTTCACTCATATGTTTTTATTTTTTCAACACCCCGCGGAACGCTTCCGCGAATTTCGCATACAAGCCGAAGATGCTTCCCGAATATCTCTTTGTCGGAGTATATTCGTTTACCTGTTCTTGTGTCGATATAGGTGTATTGTCGCATATTTCGATATCTTCGTCATCATCTTCCCACTGTGATTTCTTCACAAACTCGTAATGCACGGTACCGGTTCCTGTATCGACCTCTCCGGTAACGGTTCCTGCGGATATATTACTTCTGAGAAGTAGCATCACGATGCCGTCAAGGATGTCTGAATCGAGTCTCGTATCTTTCGTCTCTATCAGCACAGTCCCGAAGATGTCGTTTGTCTCATATCGATATCCGTCTTCAGTTTTACGTTCTGTGAAAATCATGGTACGGGTGTGAACCCATTTCCGCCCGCGATACGTGTTGCATCGTGGACGGAATGGATGCGCTTCCGTTGCGCCTACCGTTAGGCCGAAGCCGATGCGGTAGTGAGTTTCGTGACCGCAGCCGGAATGACGCGGACGTACCCTGTGCGCTCTGTGAAACGAATCGCTTCACGATCTGTCGTGATGAGGTTCACGTCAGCGCCGTCTGCGACATTCCTCACGACACCGGAATTGAAGCGCATAGCTTCGAGTCCGGATGACTTGTATCCTTGGATACAGGCCTTTCGCAAATCTCCGAAGAGAACGAACGACGTATCGACGGCAGTGTCGTCCTTGGAAGGCATGGCCTCCACGAGAACAAGCGGATAACTGTCGATAGTCTGCGGACCATTGCTGGTCGCAGGGGAGTAAATGTACTGCCCGTTTTCGTCCTTGAGTTTGCGAATATAACTACGGATCGTGCGGTGCATGTAGTATTTGGCATTTGCCAACGCTCCCGAAGGAGTTTCGTCCTGCATGTCGACAAGATCATCGTAATCGATAGACGCAAACGTCGTTCCGGTCATGACAACTTCGTTCACATCGGCAGCATTCAGGAGTCCTGTAAAGCCACCGTATGTCGAAGTGCCATCACCCTTGAAGAACGCTTCATCCTCCGCTTTCGCAAAGGCCTCGGCGACACGGGAACCGATGAACGAGAAGAGGTCAATCTCACCGTCTTCGAGGAGTTCGCGTGTAAGCGTAACGATTACACCGAGCTTCTCGAGAGTGAGTTCCTCTTGCCCGAGTACGATTTGGCTGCTTCGAATGGTAGCTGCTTGGTCGACCCAGTACGTGGTGATGTCGGTAGCAAGGTTATTGGCCTTGTACGACCCCTTTGTAAGAGGAAGTGACGTCATCTCTCGGCGAGCGACACCGTATTCGGTCATGAGGTGGCGGATTTCAGCAGAGAGCTCCGAGTCGACGGTGTAACCCGCGTACGGAGAACCTGTTGCATCCGTGGTCATTTCCTTCATACGAGCTTCGTCACCGGTCAAGAGGGCCTTCGTCATTTCACGCAAGCGGTCGGACATAAGCTTACGCTTTTCCTGTACCGCAGGATGGTAGATGCCGACACCTTTCGACATGAGTTCCTTCTGCTCCTTCAAGAATTCTTTGACGTCGGCTTTTATTGCGGCTGACTCGCGGGAGAAGAGTGCTTTGATGCCCTCCTTGACCTCCTCCAAGTCTTCCGCACCTTCGTCAGAGCCGGTTTCCGGGAGGTCATTGACCTTCGCGGCCTCGTCTCCGAGGATGGCCTGCTCATCCGCCTTCAATTTTGCAATATCGGCGGCGAGTTTCGTCTTCTCGTCACGGGTTGCATAACCCTTTGCGAGAAGCGACTTGATGGTTTTGAAAATTTCAACCATAGATAGATTGTCGATTATTGTCTTGTAATTTTAGATGCCCGACGTCACGGGGTGTTCGACCTGATAGTGTACGGTCGCCGTTATTATGGTCACACGTGAGACGTGTGAGCAGTGTGCTGTGTATCGCTCGGCTTCCTAACGTATATCATCACTTGGTAATATATTATTTTGTTTGCATCAGTGTGCGGATTGCTTTGTTCACATTACGGATTCGCACTTGCTCTTTCGTCTTTTGGTCAAGATTCGCATGAGATGCTCCTTCATCGAGGAGTGAGCTGATTGCCTTTGCCGCAATCTTATACTTCTCCCTACGCTCGTTCTCGATATTTCGTATCGCAGACGCGACTTTTGCCGTATACGACATCTGCACGGGTTCCTGCGGTATTACAGTTTCTTCAGGTTCAATATCGGCTCCGGTATTTCCGTCTTCTTCATCATCACCGTCTCCTGATCCGCCTTCACTATCGTCGCCGTCTTCGGAAGCGGATTCCTCATCAGTTTCCTCAACCTCGTCACCTTCTGGAATTTCATCATTCCCTTGCTCTCCGTTTGGTTCTGTTTCGTCTCCATATTCGTCAATGTCTTCAGTGTTATCCGGTAATATGTCCGTATCGATTCCTTTCGCCTTTGCGAGCGCACGGGCGTTTGCCGGTACCGATACTGCGGAAACCTCCAAGAGCTCCGCTTCTTCGATAATATACCAATCATTCGTTCCGTCAGGGTTCTCCTTGAATTTTCTCGGAAGAAATCCTACCGACGATGCATGGAGAAATCCTCCGGCGTATAAATCAAATATGATTTTGGCCTTCGGGTTTTCATTTACCGCAAATTCCCAATCCTGCTCGAGACGCGATCGTTTCCCCTTGCCGACAATCTCGGTGCGGGTCGCACGTGCTATCACTTCAGTGGCATCGCCATAGTTGTGGGAATTGAGGATGACAGGGTTTTCGATGAATTGTCCAAGTTGCCAACCGCTTTGGATGACAGTATCTCCGTGACGGTCGACATCTTGTGTGGACGCTACCATGGTGAGCGTATGCGCCTCTTTGTTGATGCCCTTCACGGAGACGGGAAGAGACATGTACGCTTTTTGCCCTTTGATAAGTTTCGTTTTCATAGTGAAAAGTATAACACGTGACTAATAATTATCACAAAACGCACCTGCAATTGATTACTTCTTCTGCCGGTCCGTTCGGGTCTCCCGGGAACATGAGTCCGTTGCTGAAAGTCCTGTCAATCGGACGTTCCTCGCCGTCTACGGACGCATGCGTGTCTCGAGTCGCTCCGTCCATAACGGCAACCCATATCTTTGTAGTAAGACCTGCCTGTTTATATCCTTGCATTGTACCATATTGTGTTGCGTTATGTACTTCCGTACGTGCAATGAGAGCAGCGCGCGCCTTCTTCGTATCTCCGTATGTGCTTTGGATTCGTGAGATGAGTCCCTCGCGCCCTTCTTCGGCAGTAATGCTATCTACAAAATCCTGACGAAGTTTCTTAAACGTTGTCTCGTTTATCTGGCGCATGAAGATACCCATGCGTTTATCGAGCCATGAACGAATATCGTCAGTCATAACGAACGCTCCCGCAGACCCCGCAAACTCTACAGCATCGATTCCCGCCTGCTTCAATAGTTCTACCATGAGCGGTGTCAATTTCTCTTTGCCAAGATTCACCTCGACATCGATACTCAGTAATTCGTCGAACTGGGCCTTTGTCTTTCGTTTTCCTTTCTCCGGCTGAAGTTTTGAGAGCAATCGTTCTTCTTGCTCCGAGAAATAATCCTGTATCTCACGTACGAACATCTTCTCGCGCGAGTCCATACGCTTTGTTTGGATGTTCCAGTACATCCTTCGGATATCATAATCGGCCAAAGGATTTGCGTTCGATTCGTCTTTTGTGACAGATTTCCCTTTTGCAGAGTTATTCACACTATCCACAGGGTTATCCACAGTTCTGAGTGTTGTCAGATTGAATGGAACAAGGATGTTTTTACCCTCGTTCACAGGGTCGAGTTCGAACCCTATCTGCCTAAGAGCTTCACGCTTCTCGTTTGTCGATATGGCGTTTATATTGCTCGCTGTCTCTATATTCTTGCGCTTCTCATCAAGATTTTCCGGTGTCGGATCCACAAATGTGAGATTCATCCCATCGGGGAAGAGTTTCTGGTCGAGCGCCATCGTAAGTGTACGCAGAAGAGGCACGATTGTCTCACGGAGGAATATCGCGCGGTCTGCGTCTGCGTTGTCGAATTTCACGTCAGTCGTGGATGCGAGCATGCTTTTTGGCACGCTTGTCAGTATGCAAATGTCTTCAAACGTCATCTTCTTCGCTTCGAGGAATGACAGTTCATCCGGGTTCAATCCGGTACGTACATAGTCGGCACCACCTCCAAGGAAAAGGGGAACACCTGACCTCTTGCTCTCGGCGTACTCTTTCTTGTAATCGTCTTTCATCTTCTCGAGCTGGTCTTTCGTAATCGGACCTGTGTCGAACTTGAAGACTCCCTCGACCTTTCCTCCGTTCTCGAGGATGCGCGAATGATATGTGCTTATTTGCGCCTCTGTGCTGATTGCATTGATGCCCGCCTTGAGGAGCGAGACGCCTCTCATCGGCGACTTCGGGTCCGGGTTGTGTGTATAAATTATTTCGCTTGGATCATACTCGACGCTTACCGAAGAATTTTGATATTGGTATTTCTCGACAAGCCCTGTGTCTTTGTTGTAGATGGGCTTTACGAATGTCGGGATGAGAAGATGTAACGCGGTTATCTTCTTCGGGTCGAACAATCGTTCCGGATCTGCACTTATCGCACGGTTCGTCGATTCGACGGAGATATATGTTTCGCCAATAAGGTCGAAGTATATCTGCCAAAGCTTCCAGAATTGCTGTCCGGTAAATACTCCGTTCGGGAGTGCAAGAAGATCGAGAAGCGGATGTTTCTCGATTTTATTTCCTTTTGCGTCATGGAGTACAAACTGTATCTCGCTCACCTTATCTGCGCGTTTTGCTATTGCTTTGTTCACATAGAGCGATATTTCGTTTGCGGTAAGGAAATCTCCCTGTGCCCAATTTCTCGAATTTGCAGGTAGCGATGTCGGAAGAATGCCGAGATATTTTTTTGCTCGAACTTGTCCTCCGATGTTTTTGATGAATTGTGAAATGCCCATATGAGTTACGTGCCTATATGATAACACGCATGCAAACATCTTGGAAAGTGTCAAGATGTGTATTCGTGAATATAGTATAGCACTTTGGAACAATCAAACAAAACCGAAGAACGGTTTTTCCGCAAATGTGAGATAGAATGCTTCTGCAAAGTCAGGCGATGTTCCCGTTCTTGCTTTGAGGTCTGGCTTTGGTTCCATCTGTATCTTCCTGTCCGAGATTGTTTTATATTTGAGCCACGTCAATTGCACCCATTCGTCACGCTTGTCGAGGCGTGTATCATCTTGCATAACCCACTTGCGCGCCTCCCAACAGAGTTCCGCTTTCAGGTTTGCGAAGTCATCCGGGCTGAAGATTGCCGGCTCCCCAACGTTCACGGCATGTATGGCATACCCCTTTTCCTTGAGACGATCGGATACACCGCGTCCGATACCGATATCGTCAATATTCACATCCTCTGGCAATATGCCGTATTCTGCCATAATCTCCTCTATTTCAGTCACGTTTACCATTGTGTCATTGCTCTTGTTTTGTCTCACCACGCTTGCAAATTTGCCCCAACGCACGACAAACACGTTCCAGTCGCCTCCTCCTCCGATGTCTCCACCGAGTTTCGGTCGTATCTTCATGGATCCGCCGTTTTCCTCCCTGTGCTTCTCGATAAGCGTCTTAAGGAGTTCCGGTGTCATCCCGAATTTTATCTGGTCGGGAAGCACAAGGAGACGATACCCGCGCGCGTCCATGACGGACATGTCCGGGAAGAGTGATTCGTACAAAATATCGAAGAGCGGTTTATTCCGCGCTTCGTTTATGAATTCCTCCGTATAGCGCCCTTCCTTCAATGCTCTCTTGTAGTCGATGAATATCCTGTGATATTTCTCCGGCTGGAGCCATGTTTTGAAGAAGTGACTGTTCGGCGGTGCTGAATAGAACGGGTTTCCGATTTTTATGTATGACGCATTCGGACCCTTTCCGGCAATCATGCGGTACACTGTTGATTCTGAAGTGTCGCCAACGAGACAAAATTCGTCACCGATTACTATTTCTGAATTGTGCACCAAGACACCGGATATAAAATAGTTATGATTTCCTTCAACTTCTATATTGTACACGTACCTAGTATGACTATCGTTTATGAATTCAACATCTCGGAAAAGAACTTCTTCCACATTTCTCTGTTGTGCCCCGTCTTTCCGTGGCAATGTTCGCATAGTGATACCAGATTGTTCATCCGACTGTTCGATTTGTCGTAATCTATGTGATGTATATGTAATTTTCCACCATTCCCGCAAATTCTGCATCGATTTCCATCTCTCAATTTTACTTCCTTTTTCAATGTCTTTCTGAATTCCGGAGGATATGGCAATGTTCCTATTCCTCCCCTCCAAACTAAGCCCAACGCAAGTGCCATTCAATGCATCCGCACGAATCCACCCACTACCAAAAACAAAGATTGGGTGATCATCAGTACATGAAAAAGAACGTCCGTCTTTCGTGTGTATCTTTACGATTCCTCTTTCCCCTCTTTCGTTCTTTTGCCATGCAAGTACTTTTTTATACTCTATTTTTTTTGTTTGTTCATTGTATGTTGCAACGCGTGTATCGATCTTTTTTTCTACAAATTCACCTATCGAAATTTCTCCATATTCTGTCATCAATTTCTCTCCATAAAGAAAACATCCTTGGCCCATCGCCGCCTCGAGTGACTTCTTACTGTTTCGTTCGTCTGTGGATATGACGAATATGCCTCCACCATTATTGAGCATGATCCGCTCTTTGTTTTCTTCCATACGAAGCTTCTCGAGGCGACTGTTTTTTTCTAGTTTCGTATAAAAAAGCGGGCTATCAGAAAGATGCTCAATGTAATATCGCATGATAATTTTCGCTTTGTCTGAAGATGGCGCAACGATGACGACAACCTTGCCGAATATACATGTCAGGATGAGCGCAGCGAGCGCAACCCACAATGAATTATGCGTCGGAATCATCTTTTTTCCAACGAGGTATATACCACCCTCTACCTGTATACAGTTACCTTGCACAGGGGATATTTCGCGTATCGATTTTACACATATTCCACGCTTACGTTCGAGTTTTGTTATTTTCTTGCGTGGCAAACGAGTAGGAATATCTATATAGGGCGCAAAACCGACATAGTACGTCGTCTTCCTTCCCTTTATACCACTGTTGGATTCTGAGGGTTCCACAGCAGTCACAGATGTTCTCACACCAAGTGTATGCAACAGTGTACACACGTCATCAACTAATCTCTTGTTTGTATTTATAAAATACACCCTTCCATTGCGCCACCCATTTTCTCTGTCTTTTTTATTTACACTACCATCAGTATCTATCAATCCTGCGAGTAATTCTTTTCTTTGTTCGACACTTGCATGCAAATACATTTCAGGGATGTGTTTATTTCCAAGCAAAGACAATTTATCCAATGCATTCAAAAAATCTGTTTTATAAAATGCGTGTGATGCGACCCCTGTTTGTTTGTGTATATGGGTTGTGCTTTTTTTATATGGAATAGAATCAAGAATTATGTCATCTTTTGGATTTATGGTTATGACCGGTTTCGATGAGACACCGTCACCTAGCCACACACCAAGTGTATACGGATCCAAAGGCAACACGACATTCTCTCCCTTTATTGGTGAAGTAATCGGAAGAGTAAAATCAGAATAGTTTTTATATTGCTCTATTTTTTTTGTTTCGTATGTCCGGTATCCTTTAGTTCCTCTTTTGTGAAGTACCCACTCGTGATTTTCATGAACCTTTACGCGCTCTCCGTTCGTAAACTCGATTTCACGATTCGCAAAACCTTTTGGCATTATTGCCTCAACACGAACAGCATCTCCTTTTTCGTTGAAAACAAAATCACCAACACGCAAATCACCATGTCGTTTCCACCCTAAAGTTGTCCATACAGGTTCATCGTCGGCAATCAGCTTACCATATTGGGTACTACAGATGATTTCGACGCGATTATGTTTCCGCAACACAATAGCCCCAAATATATGGAGTTGTCCATACGTCACCTTCTCGTCTCCACGTGCTCCGTCAACCTTGAAGAGCGCTGTTAGCCCCAACAAGTATTTCCGCTCCTTCTTCGTCATTTTCGGAAGAGGAGGACACATGTTGATGCCCGTTCTCTCCGGCATGAGCATCTCCGAGTTTATCGTTGCCAGTGTGTTCTTGTGTGTGTTCGTCTTCGTCATAGTATTCGTCATCGTCATCTTTTATTTCTACACCAACGACCGCTTCATGCAATCTGCGTATGTCATCGGTCACCTTGTCGTACAGCTCGCGCCCATTCGCCCCTGTCATCTCTACTCTTGGATTATACCCCTCGTCTTTTCGTTTTAGGCGAAGGTATGTGAGTGCGGCTTCTCCGCTCTCGACTTGTGTCGCAAACTTCTTTTTTGCGATAAGTCCGAGGTTTTGCCTACATCTATATTTTATTGTGTAAAGTTCAGGGTGCAATTCTTGGAAGTATTTGAGCTGTTCTGACGAAATCCCTGCATAAAAACATGCCTCGTCGTCGTTTGCATCGATTTTCCATGCGTCAATAAGCTTTTGCAACTTTACTTTTCCTGTTTCACCGCCCCACCAGCCATTCTCTGTCGCCAGAACGTCAAATTCGCCCACCTGTGGCTCTCTAAATCTATACGAGAACGATATTCCCGTTGACTTCGTTATTCGTCTATTCTCCGCCTTTGGTGCGCTCCTACGCCCCTTTACACGCCTGTTTCCTGGGCGTGTCTCTATCTTCTCTATCGTTGTATCGTTTGTCTCCTTCATACATGATTTGCGCTTCCTGTGGATTGGGAGATTCGGGAGGACTTACACCTCTCGGAACGGTCGGGAGCTACCCTCACGTCATTTATGTACCTTGCAGTTTGAGGTAATCTCCCTTGCAGGTTCCCCCTTGCTTTTTAAGCCCTACGATTCCAACGAAGAGATATCATCATCGCCGGATTCGCTCTCCCTCTCCACAGGAGGTACAAAGTTTTCAGAAACATGCCACGTATCTACATTGCCATTCTTTTGGACAGGAACCTTACCGGCAGTATAGTCTACGAACCTTTGCACAATCACGTCGGCAAAGGTCGGGTCGAATTCCACGCCGTAGTATGTTCGTTCCGTTTTCTCCGCCGCGATGAGGGTCGAGCCTGAGCCACTGAATGGATCCAGCACGATGTCGCCAGCCTTGGAGCTGTTCACGATTGCGTAGGTAATAAGCTCTACCGGCTTTTGCGTCGGATGCACGTACTCGGAGACCTTGTCGCGCTTCATCGTCCACACCGTTGCGAGTCCCATCACTTCGAGCCGTTAGGGAGAGGTCTTTGAGTTCCGCTACTACCAAGTCCATATCCCAGTCGGATTCTGCAAGTTTATTGTCAGCGAGGCGGTATGCCTTGATTGCTTCCTCGGAGAGGTGCTCTGCTCGAATGCACGGCATAGCTTCCAGTTCCAGCTCCATTGCGGCCATGTGCCTTCCGTGGCCGGCGATGAGTTCTCCGTCTTGCGTAATCACACCCGGCACCAGAAAGCCGAACGCATTTATACTCTCGGCGATCGCTTGCACCTGTTTCTTTGGGTGCTTCTTGGCGTTTTTCTCGTAGTGTTTTATGTCCGAGAGCTTCACCATTTCTATTTTGATTTCAGTTTGGATTTGCATATACGATTTATTTCTTACCCTCTGTCGCCGCCCAGATAAGAGAGGCGAACCATCCGACGAGTGTCCATCCCGTGACAAGGTTGAGGATTGCTATCGCTCCGGTATTCTTTCTGTCCTTCATCATTGCAACAGATGTCGGGAACATGTACATCAGCGTACACACGGCCAACAATACTCCAAATACCTTTTTCATGATGTATGTCGTGAGAAAAAACGAGCAATGCGCGATCGTGTATACGGACGTTCTCCGCGTTCCTCGAGAATAAGATTTACCACTCCTTCGGTCATTCGCAAATAATCTGCGATAGTCATCTTCGTATAATCGATACCAAGTTCGGTGATGCAGAATTTCTTGAGTTCTTCAGCCGCTTGCGACTGCTCTTCGTACGCAGCAAACACCTGCGGATGTTTCTCCGTAAGTATTTCCCCAGCCTGACTTCCTTCCCCGAGATAGAACACTTCCTCCCAGAGTATCTTTTCCGTCACAGTCACTTCTTTCCCGTCTCGCGAGAATGAATGCTCGCGCAATCCGAATCTGTCTTGCGCGGTACGCAAAAGTTCAGACGCCTTTTCCTCGGCATCGGTAACTTTTGCGACTCGTTTTTCGAGTTCTTTGAAACTGTTTCGCTGTATCTTCATATGCATATAGTATATTACAATTTCGTATAAAGTGGAATGCTATCGACGCCACACAATGCGGTTCGATGCCGTTCCTCCGGATGGATCGCGAATGACCTCGACACGGTCGCCGACGATGATGTTTATATTTCGATAGCGCATCTTTCCGGAAAGATAGCACACTATCTCGTCACCTGCGTCCATGACGACACGGAAGCGCGACGCTCCAAGTGTTTCCATGACTGTACCCAATTCGTTATGAGTGTTCATAATGGCTTTGGCTCGCTTTTATAGCGGCTGATTGATCCGTCAGGCATAACTTCGACGGTCTGCCCGTTTTCGTACACAACACGGTTTGCTCCATGCTTTTTGAACATTCTTTTCAGGAACTCGTCTCGCGTACGAAACTCCTTGTAATGTGCATCCCTCTCGACGGGAGGATGACCTATGACAACGTCCGGCGTATACAGTATCTTCCAGTGCGACACCTTCATCCTGAGATAGAAATCCGTATGCTCTGTCACTTTCAGAGCAGGGTCCCAGAGCATTGTATTGAACAGTTCCCTCCGCATGAGCGCAAAATTCAGCACGCATCCCGTTTTTCTGTATGTGACACCCATGTGTGTTTTCCATATCTTTTTTTCAGTTCTGTGGTATATGGTTCCTTGTATAACCTCGGGAGTGAACTCGAAATGCACATCATGTCCGAGTTGCTCGACGCGTCCTCCCACTATGCCTATATTTCTGTCAGTTTCGAAGAGCGACACCATCTTCCCGATATCCGTCCCGGGTCCGAATTCCATGTCATCATCGAGTATAAGTTTATATTTATTCGGTGTCGTGGTAACAAGATGATTGCGCGCATACGAGAGTCCGCAATCGTACGGAAGCCGTTCTATGGATACACGTTTTACAAGTCCGGCATCATACAATTCTCCGCGTAATGTTTTGTAGAATTCACGGTCGAATTCCTTGCTCTGGTCGGCTACGTATACGTTTGCGTGCGGGTAATATCTTGCTATCGACAAAAGCAATCTCCTCACCGCCTGCGGTCGCTCGAATGTCGTGATGCAAAAATCTACATATTTTACATCGTTTTTCTTCTTCACCGATACATGGTTCGGAGCATAGTCCTTCGTGCCATGCATATCGATTACATAATCGAGATTATGGCGCGTGAAGAATCTCTCTTTATCGGTTCTCCTCATGCGATATGCGGCATATGTCGGCGCAATGTCTGATTTCTCGACAATGTTTCGAATGTGTGCCGGCTTATGTATCACGATTGGATCGGGAGAGAAGTATACGTTGCGGTTTGCTTCTTGCAGATCTATGAACCAGCTCTCATGCTCATATGCGACCTTTATCTCTTCGTCCCACGGTATATCCTTTATTTTGTCAACGCGCGCAACGAAGAAATTGAACGTCAGATCTGTTTTTATAAACCGCAGTCCGGATTGCCTGTCATATTGGTAATCGGCAGTCTCGAGATTTATAGGATGGGTTATGATATGTCTCGGAAAGCGTTCAATCTTTCCTTGGTAATTTCTCACAACTCCATCCTGTATGACGCGCCCGCCAATGAGGTCTATTTCAGGATGTCCAGAGATGAGAGCAACCATCTTGTCGACTCCTGTGGTTTCTTCAAAGAAGAAGTCATCGTCTCCGACGAGGACATATTCTGTTTCGACATGTTGCATGAGCGTGTTGCGGCCGATACAAACACCTGAATCGAACGGCAACTCGATATACCTTGCTTGATGCGTTCGACACACCTGCGCTAACTCGTTGTTATATTCTCCGTTCTCTCCGACAATGATTTGAATGTCGGGATATGTTTTTTTGAGCGACTCGATACACGCGATGGTATACGCGGGTCGTAAAAAACTAATGATGATGGCAGTCACGTCGTTCATATCTCGCGTGGATTATCGCTTCGTAATTCGTTCCGAATCATCGTCGTCGACACACCGTTTGTGTACGGAATGAACACAATTTCAACACCTTTTTCCTCTATCACTTTTCGTCCCGGGAAGTCTTTCCAGTCGTCCCCGCGTACGTATACAATTTCGCTCGGAAGAATACCTTTTAGAACAAGGTCGTCGATATGTAATCCTACTCTATACCCGGGATCTTCTTCCCAGACAATAATGACTTCATCCGCAAGACGCGATTGGAACAAATTGTCCCATCGATGGTCTTCTTTCTGTACAGGAAATCTTCCTTTGTTGTGGAATGTGCTCAAATCGTTATGGATGAACACTTTGACATCTTCAGCCATTTCACGCATGTTTTTGAGTAGATTGACATGCCCTTCGTGAAGGCAGTCGAATACTCCTACTGTGATTGCTACTTTTTTCATATGTTTCGTGAAATTATGATAATGTTTTGCGTATATTACGCGGTCCATATGCCCAATCCCAATCCTTTACAGGATCAATCCATCCGGCACCATATTTCAATTCGAGAACAGCTTTGGGATTCGATGGCGCAGGATAGAGTTCGTTTTGGAACATCATCGGGGATATGTTCTCTATAAGTTCAGCGGGGTATTCGTAGGTAATCACATCATCATTCATATTGCGTCCTCCGTTTTCGAATGCATGGAAGATTCGAAAATCTCCATCCTTTCGGTAGAAAAACAAATCGATTTTTATACCATTTCGGTGGTATGAAATCTCGAAGTGATTTTCCCAGTCTCCGAATTGATGTTTGATGACAATGTCTTTTTTTAAGAAAAGATGAGTGAGTTCGAACACATGCACCGGCGTCCATTCCTCGAACAAAACACCAACATCTATGTCGGTGTCGTGTGCTATGAAATCACCGTCTCTCACAGCACCGAGAAGCGTTCCATCGATGATGAAATGTGTTTTACCCATACCGACAAGCACTTCGTGCACGTTGTGAAGTATGTTCGATGCATGTGTGTGATTCATGGTATTACTGTATGATGCGAAGTACCTTTTTGAATACCTCTTTGTCTTCGGAGATACACTCAACGAGGGCGTCGAGTATCGATTGGCGTGGGACCGTTCGCCTCAACTCACCCTCCATTGCAATACTCGCGCGCGCAAGCATTCTCGATTTTTCAGGATCGAGAGAATATGTTTTGCGCTTTTCTTTTATTTGTGTTTTTTGAACCATAGTGTGATTATACTGTTTTCGTATTATCATGCAACTCGCCTGTGGATAATATCGTTATTTCAACATGTGGATATTCTTTATCTATGTAGAATTCATCAGTGAACCCTGCAACATGTTTTCGCCCGTCATTCTCGAGGATCCCGGCTTGGACGAGTCCGTCATTCAGGAATTTTTTTGAGAATGAGGTGTTGTCGATATCTTTTCGTTTATCCTTGGAATACCATCGATAGATTATATGTACAGGATACTCCGTAATCGGACATATTCTTGCGATACGTGCTTCTCGCGCGACTCGTTCCGTCTCAGACTGTTTTATGTTATTGCCTCCCCACCTTGAGCTGTTGAGGGCTTTTATGTATGCATTGAGGTCACAGAGTTCTCCTTGTATCGTAAGTGTTACCATTAGGATATTATACCATGTGATTCTGTATCGGCATCTCATAATCGTACATTCCTTTTTCATTCAGGAGCGATATGAGGTCCGGGAAGTCATACACCTTTCCGCGTATCTCATCGATGATTTCTCCGCTTATTTGGTCGAGAGTAATTTGAAGCGGTATGTCGCGCTCACCTCTGAAGAACTGCTTTGCCCTGGCCATGTTTATACCATACAACGCTTTCTCACTCTTTCCGTCGTTCTTCGGTTTGTATACGATTCCTCCGAAGCGGACAAGGTCACCGAAGCGCGCATACTCGTTTTTCCCGAGCAGATGTTTTACATCTTTCATCTCGAACTCATGCCTTCGTTCTTGACCGCACCAACAGTATATGCGGTAGAGCGCGTTGATGAGTTCACGGTACAACGCAACCTTTCGGTCTTTTATATTTGCGTTGCAGTACGGGCAACGGCCGATATCGTTCCGGTGCTCGTGGATCATCCTTTTTTCCATGATGTACCGTTCACTTCCTCTCATCCGTTCCTTGTATTTGTCGAGTGTCATTGTCAGATTTTCGTCCATATGTCTTTAGAAGATAATTGAATAATGCCTGTTTGTTTGCACCGTTTTTTGCCTTCTGCATCAGTGCATATATCTCGTTTGTGGACAGTTTCTTCGTTCTTCCGAGCCAGTATTTCATCCGCATACTTATCCGTTTTGCTTTCGCTTTCTTTCCCTCTCCGGCTGTATTCCGTTCGAGTACGTATTCTTCGTCGAGCGTCTTATCTTCGCCCATGAACACCAGCAATTGGAAGACAATTTCGGAGCGCTCGCTCGTCGATCCTCCTTTCTTTTTTATCCCCATATTCATCCCACTATACATCCCCATGTCGTCGGCAATGTGCTTCATGCTAATAGTTACTGTAGTTATTAATAAACGTAGTTATTATTATTACTATGTCTGTGTATATCCTTTGGATAAGTCTATTAAATCGTTTATCGACTTCATTTTTTCGATGCGTCAGTATGTGAATAACCTGTTCATATCCCTGTAGATAACCTGTGGTATCACTCTCTTGACATTCGTTCGTTTTATTTTTCTTTGTTTCATAATCCACTCACTTTCCACAGGTTCTCCACATGCATGTATCCACATACATATACACAATTCTATCCACATTCAGAACTTCCAGTTTTCGACCGTTTTCACACCTCCGATTCTATCTTCGAATATCTCCGGATGCGCGTTTTCGAGCGATTCGAATATCTTCTTTCCAACATCGTCCTTACGCATCTTTTGCACTCCGGACATTACCGTCGTATGGTCACGTCCGTACAATTTACCGAGGAATGAATAGCTTTTGTCCAGGTGTTCGTGGCATATGTACCACACGGCCATACGCGGCTCCGTATACTTCCTGTGTTTCATCCTTCCGCGCAATTCGTCTATGGTGATATTCGCAGCGTGCATTATCGCATTCTCTACAAGTGTAATTCGTGGATGTTCCATATCTATTTCGAGATAAGACCTTGGAGGCGTGTTTTTCCTCCGCGGATCATTGGTCCGATAAGTATCATGTCTCCCTTTCCGGAGAGCTTCTCGGCTCCGGGTTCTCCCAAGATTACTATGCTGTCGACAGGGCTCGCCGTGCGGAATGCTATTCTTGTGGGGAAGTTTGCTTTGATGAGTCCGGTGATGACCTCAACACGCGGGTTCTGGGTCGCAATGATGAGGTGTATGCCGGCGGCTCTCCCAAGTTGCGCGATACGCGCTACGAGGTGTTCAACATCGGCTTCAGGTGACATGAGGATATCTTTTGCATCAAGTGCCTCGAGCATTTCGACAAGTTCATTCTTGTAGGCATCGTCCATATATGGTACGTGTTCTCCCAATTCCATCGCCTTTGTCGCAATTGCCTTTTTGAGCCATGGTGCACTTCTCGTTTTATATCCTTTTCCTCTTTTTTCCTCCGTCCGGCTTCGCAGTATAAGGTCTGCAAATTCGTCGATGACGCACACTTCATACGAGAGTTCGTTCTTTTTTTCGCGTTTACTTTCGTTATATTCGCGAATATCGCTCTTTCCTACCTTTTCGAGTAGTTTGTACCTCCTCTCCATTTCGTCCGTTAAGGTCAGGAGTGCCCGTACTGCGTCTCTTGGATCGTGAATGACCTTCCCGTCGCCGAGATGCGCTTTCTTTGCGTAGCGTGCCAATTCTACCCGTTTCGGGTCTATGAGTGTGAGATGCATGGTATCCGGGCGCATTTGTGCGATGAGTGCGTCAAGCGTTGTTTTTATCGCGACGCTTTTGCCGGATCCTGTCGCGCCTGCTATGAGGAGGTGCGGCATGTCAGTGAGATCTATCGTCATTATCTCACCGTCTACATCTACACCTATCGGTATACGCATCGTCTCGGTATCGAGATGCTCTTTTTTCAGCTTTGCAGTCGTGCGCTCGACATTCTCGACCTCGACACCGAAGTATTCAGTGCCGGGGATTGGGGTCAGGATACGCACCTCTCCTTTCGTTGCCAGCGTACGGATGATATCATCACGATGTTTTTGCACTGTGCTCATGCGTACTCCGGCGCTCACTTTGAATCGATACTGTGTTACCTGCGCTCCGGTTATTGTTTCGACAGGTTCGATAGGCACACCGAATTCTGCGAGGCGCATCTTTATCCTTTCTTCCGGGGGGAGATATTTGTTCTCGACACGGTCGAGGTTCGAGGCGACGAATTTCTTACTGACGAATGCCATGTCCTTTACCTTGTGCATCACCTCTACGTCGCTCATATCAGCACTGATGAGACCTTGCGCGTACATCATGCCGGCGTGTTCTCCATCGTACATATCCGATAGGTTCGGAAGGAATATCGGGTCATTTTGCAGGTAGCGTACAACGTCTTTGTAGAGATTATAGAACATAACGAAGTACGGACGGTGGTCGTATGGAACGGCCCAATCGCGTATCTGAGGGCCGCCGTCTTTGTTGCCTGTTCTTTTTACCTCGCGGAAAAGCATTCGTTTTGGTGCTTCCCCAAACTCCTCTTTCACGAGGTGGTACATGAATTGGCTCTGTACGATTTTCAAATAATCCTCCGTTTCATAGTCGGTAAACGATTTGACGAATTTCGTATCTATGATTTCGATGTCTCCGTTTGCGTTTCTTACGACAAGGTCCGGGCGTCCCGTTCCCGGGAGCGGTAGTAAATCACCGTCTATGGTGTGCATTTCTGCATTGAGTTTCTTTTCGCAGAATATCACCTCGTGATAGTTCGGTTCCTCTTTCCAGTAGAAGTCCATGGCCTGCGCGTACCCTTTCAGCATTTCCTCTCTCGATCCTGTTTTTCCGTAGTCGATGAAGTCATCGCTATGTTCGTCGAGGTATTTCAGACCATGGGCCATTGCCTCAGCGCGCGCCTCTATGGGGTCTGCGCTTACGGAGATGTCCGGTTCTCCTCCGTAGTAGAGTTGCAATGCTTTATGACAAGCACTTCCTATCATGGATCCGACACCCCGCTTGCTGTCGTATACACCGAGGATTTCTTTCAGTTTGAAAATCATCGGATTACGGAGTATCTGTATCATCGAACTATAGCTCAACCTATCGACCGGAAGCATCTTTTCCGTACTCTTTCTCGTAGAGTCCGTCGTGGTCATAGTTTATGTCTTCGTTAGATTCTGGTAATTGTTTTTGTGTATGTACCGCAGGTGCGTGAATCGCCTTTCCCGCCGCAGGTCCCTCAGGGTCGAGGAAGTGTTCGGTGTTTACTGTCGAGTCATTAAAATCTTCCTCCATTGCCCTTATGAGCTCACTATTCTTTGGTAGCATAGACTTCATCTGGAGTAGGACGGTCTTTTTCCACATGTGGAGTTCCGGGTCGTTGCTCTCTTTCCATGGTGAATCGTCTTTCCCGAATGCCTTAGAGAATCGCTTTGCGTGTGCGAGTATGTCTTCTCCATTCATGTACTTGTAGACCGGTTCTCCTGACGGAAGTACAGCCTTGACGAATGCGCCGATGGCCTTGCCACGTGCCTCTTTGTTTTTGCGCGGATCCACTTTGTGAACCGGCACTCCGTTCTCAAGTGAGAAGTCGTCGTTCTCCCTCACTATTTCTCCTTGGATTGCGCGTACTCCGGCTCGATAGAATAGCGTCACATATCCTTGGTATCCCATTTGGAATTGCGCTTCGGGTACTCCGTGGTTCTTATATGGGATGATATATGCTTCTCCGGATACACTCGATGGTGTGAAACGGAACGACGCAATCATCATTGCCGAGTTCACCAGCGACAATGGCGTACATTCGATGAGCCGCGGGTTCCGGCGTATATGGTCCACGAATCCTGTTATGAACCGCATTGCGGCCTTTTGGTCTCCATCGTAAAAGTTTACAACCTGTTCGAGATATTTCTTTTCGAGGTTATGTTTTGCGATTTGGATTGGCGACAGCGCAGGTTTGTTCGGCGTCGTCGCCACATGGGTATTGTTTTGCATAACAATATTGAGTATAAATTACGGGTATATAATGCTCGACCTTTCTATCCACCATTATATCCCCATGTCATATCCCAGTCAATGTGATTTCGTATGTTCGTATGTGGATAACTTTTACTATCAAATGCCCAAATGAACATAAAAAACACCGGAGCATTCATGTCCGGTGCTTACTTTTTCTTATTCATTCGGAGGCATAGATACGTCGAAGAGCTTTGGTTGTTCGGCAATGGAGTCGAAGGTACGCTCGCAGTTTTGGCACATCTCTCGTTTTGCACGATCATGATCGAACGCGATACGTTTCTTCCCGCATCCTTTGCAGATATAGGGATATACATGTCGCCATTTTTTATTTCGTGTTTTTCTCATATGTCTTTGGTGGGGGTCATATGTTATCATTATAGGGTATTAGATTTATTTCTTCTGAAACAATAAACTTTTCAGCACCAGATACAGAGTTCTCAAGCCGATTTATTATTTCTTCGCGCAACTCTTTTTCTTTTTTTATCATCTCCTCAATTTCATTTAATAATTGCTCAAGTTCAGTTGTTGTTTGTGTCATGTATGTATGTCAATCTGAAAATGCTCTCTCGATACAAAGCCTAAAATCATCTCTACGTATTTCTTCGTTTTTATATTCCATGAGCAGAACGTTTGTCGTTCCTGCATGTGGATTGACAGGATTGTCGATAAAGTGAGCAAGACGCATTCCGTTTTCCGAAAATCCTTCTTCTTTCGTGAGATATAATCTTTGCATATGTATATGTTAGTTAGTTATCACCACGCATGTCCGCACTTCTTGCATATGGTCTTTTTAGTGCTCCATGCGTATACGTCTCTCGACCCGCATACAGGGCATTTCTCGCGAGTAAGCACCATGGCAAGTACCGTGAGGACTGCGACTATGGTGAGGATGGTTGTGATGATGGGCATAATTATTCAGTTAAAATCTTGTAAACGTACTTCTTCTCCGGTAATATCTCATAAATCTTCTCTGCGAGTTTTTCTTGTGGTGTCATGATTGTATGTCTAACCTCTCTCCCCACGACGACAAAGCGTGCGTCGGGGGAAGGGGTGCTACCTAATAACATTATCTTGTAAATATTTTGGGACATTAATAATTTGCGTTCCTCGGAGGTAGAGATGCCCACCCACCTGCAGTCTCTCGGGGAGTGCGGTGATTTGCGTTTCTTCGAGGTAGAGATGCCCACCCACCTGCAGTCCCTCGGGGAGTGCGGTGATTTGCGTTCCTCGGAGGTCGAGGGTCGAGAGACCCACCCACCCGCAGTCCCTTGGGGAGTGCGGTGATTTGCGTTCCTCGGAGGTCGAGAGACCCACCCACCCGCAGTCCCTCGGGGAGTGCGGTGATTTGCGTTTCTTCGAGGTAGAGAGACCCACCCACCCGCAGTCCCTCGGGGAGTACGGTGATTTGCGTTTCTCGGAGGTCGAGAGACCCGTCAAACAACACATTCTTTTCCATATTAAGAACATCTTTCTTGTCTTCCGAATAAATATATCCTTCCTTTGGAATTATGACATCATTTTCCCTCATGTATTTATCACGGAATAGGTTTTTGTTTTCTATTTTATCAGCGCACCATACTACGTTTTTATATCCAAGGTGCTTCATTTCACTATCACGCATTTCCATACCCAAACTCTCAAAAAAAGTGACAACATAATGCACGTATTTTGGATGTATATCACCATTTCCTTTCCCCTTTACTTGATTGTCTTTCTCGACAGTGCAATGTGGGTTATTTTTCTTATCACGAAGTGAGTATACCGTCGTATCTTTCCCATAGTACGAAGCAACACAATGCCCCATAAGAAGTCCCTCTCGCTTAAATGAGTTTTCACCAATGAGTTTTACGAAACGGAAACCGTCTCCGAAGTCAAGGACTGTTTCCGTGTCTTCTGGGAGTTCTTTAATTTCATATGCTTCTTCGTTCATTTTCTCCACCCACTGTTTTGATTTTTCTAAAGCCACAGATACTGACATGTTCTTTATGCGAGTAGGAGCGTCTGGAGAAGCGAGCCAGTCGATGATATGTTCTACCTCTACTGTTGATACAGTGTCCTCTTTTTTCGCAAGGGTAATAGATACCCAGTCATGGACATATTCCTTATCCGTAAACGCTTTTGCGTATTCAATGTATTTTGATACCATAATAGTATGTTTAACCTCTCTCCCCACGACGACAAAGCGTGCGTCGGGGGAAGGGAGGTGCTTTGTTGGTTGGTAATTCTACAGAGGCGCGAACGGTTATGATAATGTTCGTGTCCCTGATAAAATCCAGTTTGTATACATGTCGCGGGGAGATGTATACAAACTGGGGTGGTTGGTTTTCAACCTCGGTAGAGGATACCTCTGGCAGTACGCTTCCACTCGTCGAGCGGTTCACCTTTCCAGCATGCAATTAGTTCACTTCGCGGATCCAGCCAACCTTGGTTGAGGACTTGCGCCAATTCATGCGGGAGAAGGTTTGCTGCGAACGCATGGAAGTTGCGGTGAGCGTTTGCGGGGACAATGACGATGTTGTGTTTGCCGTACACGTCATAGTTCCGCACATCTTCACGTCTGCTTTTGGGGACGGAATGGTGCCGGTCATACGCACGAGAGAAACCTTTCCGTTCCGCTTTTCTACGTTGCGCATGGTTCATTGTACACCTCCGCACCGTGGGCATGTGCCGACACTATCGCGCCCGTATCCGACAAAGTATTCTGAAATCAGGTGCACCGTTCCGAATACGAGGTCTGCGAGGATGCGAAGCGCGGTGTGTTCGTCGCATGGTCTCCCGTCCACAGCACCGTCTTTTACGGTATACAGAAACCTGTTTTCACCGTTGTAGGTGCACCGCACACCTTTATATACCTTCGAGAACTCGAAGAGTTGTCTTACGTCTGACATGGTTTCCTCCTTTTTGTTTGTGTTATCGAATATCCCGGAGGAGCGTGCCGATAAGTCCCCTACCGGCGGCCGTAGCCGTGGACTCACGCCCACCCTGCCGAGTCGAACGGCTGGGTGTACCCTCCTACAGGATATTCGATAACGTTTTCAAAGAACTGTGCCCGTTTCCGAGCGTAAGGATGTCGTCTGTCTCCAATGCGCAAACTTTCGCTTGAGCAGGGAATGAGCAAGAGTTTCAAACAACACCCTTACGCTTGGGGCGATTGGTATAGTGTTTACCTATATTAAACCTATTTTATACCTATCGCCGTTTGCGTTATGAATTAAAATACCACTCTGTCAAAATACCATTCAATATCATCACGTCGTATGTATTCGTATTCTCCTTTGTCTACGATTCTGAGAAGGTCTTTGTGGATTTTGTTTCGCTCGTCTTCTCTGGCTCGTTTCATAAGGACAAGCAGTGCAAACGTATTATTCTCTCCTTTAGGATAAATACTGCTTTCGAAAGATTTTATGATTTCGTCGTCAGTCATAGTTTTTTGAGTAGGGTTTTCATATCTATATAAACAAATTTATAACATTCTTCGTGATTGCCCCCACGAAAAACCCGTCAGGCGGGACCTGTCCGGACATGACCCATGCGACGAACCCGACAAAATCTATGACCAGTATTGCGACGACGATCATGGTCACCATATCTATATATTCCATCGTTTTTGCTTTCATTGTGTATGTCGTGAAAAATGAATAATTAGTCAAGTTCTTTGCTCCAGTTGAATCCTCCTCGGTACTCGTCTTCTATGGCGCGCTCTGCTTCTTCTTCCGTCAGTCCAGATTCCATGAGCGCTTCCTTTGCCATTTCATCGAACAGTTCATCTGTCGGTTCGAGCATATCATCTGTGTCCATATGCATGTCGGCGTAGGTCGCCACCCGCTATGTTGGTATAGTGTGATTATATGAAATCGTACAAAATAATGCAAGCATGTCACCTGTGGATAACCTGAGTGTGATATACTACGAATGTGCCGGAATGGGTACCGGCATATAATTTCTTACGACGCATGCGGACGCGTATGCAAGAAAAAAACCGCCATGACATATGGCGGTTTTTTCTCTGTCTCTATTTTTCGATCGCGGATCCGATTTGCACGAGAACCTTTCGAACGAGTCCCCACGCGGTCATAACCGAGCCTGCAAAGAACCCGAGATATTCGACGCTTTTTGCAATCGCGTCTATGAGACCGGTGAGCGTCGTTTCGTCGAGATTGTCGATACCGTAGAAGCGCACCGCGACCATCGCAAGCGGTATGAGCGTGATGAGCACACCGCGCACACTGAGAGACAGCTTCTCCGGATTTGCTGACGATTCGAGGATAAAATCTTTCATCGATTTATTTGTGTTCATATGGTTATTTGTTATAGCTATTGAGTAATGCCACCGACTTCGGTCCAACGCGAACCGCCGACAACGGCGCATGTGCGAAGTCATCCATTCCGTTGGAAACTTGCCACTTTACAACGGCTTTTGCCGTCAGTTTGAGGAAGTTCCCCGTACTCGGAATGTTCGTGTCCATGTATCCGCGTTCCTTCAGAATGTTTTGCAACGCGACCACGTCGGAATCGTTACGCATGCCGTAGGTGAGAAACTTCGTGAATATGTGGTTCGTCTTCGTAGATTGCGACGGCACAAGAGCCATGATGCTTGCGACACGGTTCCTGACGAAACTCTCCGTGAGAAGACGTTGCCCTGTCGGTTTCCCGTCCTTTTTGAGCGTCGAGAACGCATTGCACGAGTCGTCGATAACGATACACCTTTCTCCGTTGTGGAGTGTGTAATTGCGTTTCCCTACGGCCGTGACGAAGTGTGAGAATGTTACGTCTCCTCCTTTGTGTTCCACGACCTCTTGCCATTCATCAGCATTCGTACGCACGAGAAAGACGATAGCGTGCCCCATTTCGAGTGATTGCGCGATTGCGTCCATGCTCGTACTGCCACCGATTGCGTGAAAATAATACGCGCTTATCGTGTATCGCTCTTTCATGAGCAGGTCTGCGATGTACTTTGTCGTGATACCGTTCATTTCCGCTTCCGTGAGCGTTTGTGACGGACTGCGCGATTCGCCCGTCGTTCCCGATTTTTTGAGGATGTCGGCAATGTCGTGCGCCCACATACCCTCTCCGTCATAGTTTTTACGGAAACGGTATATCGGATTTGCCGACGCAACGACCGACGTAAAGCCCTCGATTGCCTTTGCTCCCGCTTGCCCCCCACAGGACGATGACGTGCTTTGCGTGCGGAGCGACCACACGTCCCAGTCGAATGTGTCACGTGCCTTCCACACCGGCACGCTCACGCTCCCGCCGAGTATTTCCTCCGGGGTATAATCTTGCGCTTTCTCCTCGTCGCTCCGAGGATCTTCCGGCACGAATGTGCCTGTGAGTTGGTCCATGCTCATCGTGTGCTTATGATTTTATCGAGTAATGTCCGTATGCGCCCTATGGCCCATGATACGGCGTCAAATTCGACCTTCACTGATCGTGTTCTCGCGGAGTATATGTTCCCGAGGACAGAATACGTTTCGCCCAAAATCGCCACATTTACGAATCCCTGCACCGTTGCCGACATATCGAATCCGACACCCTTTCCGGCAAGTCCTACGGTGAATATGGACGTGAGCGCGAGCGCTTTCTTTATCACGCCAAATGTCAATTCTTTGGAAGTCACCGAACGCCATCCCTTTATGATTCCGGTCCTCACGATTCCGGTTACTATGTCGATAAACATGAGGGTCGCGTATATGCCGATGCTTTCCGGATTTATGCCGACATACTGCAATGCGCTCGCAAAAACGACCGCATATGATGCGTTTTTTACGATTGCGAGCGTTGTGAGGTGTTCTGTTGGCATATCTCAATAAAACAATAACGACGTCGTCGATAACGCAATGCCGACAACATATGCCGAAGACGTAGTGCCGAGTGTTCCATCTTCTTGTATATAGTATTTCTCTCCTTCCGTAAGTCCTGTCATCCCTGTGACGAGTGTCCCATGTGCCGTATGAATGATTGCATCATTTCCACTGTCAGTGTCTTCTCGATTTATGCCGACAAACTCATCCCTGTCATCTATTGTGTCAAATGTGCCGACCACAGCACACATATTGTTGCTTTCATAATACGTCACAAACACTCTAGAGCGAGAAAGCATAAATGCGTCGAGTGATTTATCAGCACCTGTCGCAAATGCTCCAGTTGTCGCAACTGCAGAAATGTCAGTCATTCCCGTATTTATTGTAAATATTTTCGCATATACGTATCCGGATTGGATATACGTCGAGAGTATTTTTGCACCCATATATGTATCTCCGGAATACATCATGGCAAGTTTTCCAGTTACCCCACCGCTCGAAGACACACTGTACGGTGTGGAACATGACAATGTCGTTCCGCTTACAGAGAGAATCGCAGCGTATGCTGTTGTCGAGCTGTCGAACGCATGTATGAATGCTTTCGTATCTGACAAGGGTATTATTTGCTGATATGCTCCATCGTAATCATCGAGAGTCGTTATTTCACTACCCCAAGACGATATTGTTGTACCGCTTACCGTAGCGGCTTTCAGTCGTAATCCACTGTATCTTCCCCCCCCACTACCATACGAAACGACGAGAGATGCCGCGGACAACAAGAGTATACGTGCATCGTAAGGATAATCAGCGGCAGTGCCATCTACAACTATACTTGCACTTCCGAGAGATGGCGTTGTCCCAGACACTGACCCGATTGCGGCATACAAATCGTATCCATTTTTATACGCAAGCGCGAATGTGTCTGAATCGAGTACAGACACAGCAAGAGGTCGTTGCCCGACGTCTACCGGTGTTCCGAGTGTAATAGTCGTTCCCGACACAGTTCCAACGACCATCGCATTGTTGTATGTTGCGATGAACGATGTATCACTTAGACGTTCTATAATAAATGGCTCACCCCCCATGCCTGCGACTATGATTGTTGCCTCTGCGTTATTTGTAAGGCCGCCATTTGATGCAATAGACACTGTTCTGAAGCCGACAGTTGTCGAATCCTTGACATATATGTGAACGGCCAGCAACGCTGTGAGAAGTGCAGAGTCTCTGTAATATGGATTTCCAAGCGCAAAATTCGCAGGTGTGGCAAGTGATGGTGTTGTGTCGGCGACATCGATATACTCACCGACAATCTTGCGTACTTCCACACCGCTATTCGACGCAAGTTTTACCAAATCAAAAGCAGAGAGGTCTTCTCCCGCATTTATTTCTTGCTCTTTCGTAAGACGTATATTTTCGTACACATTATTAAATTCACCATTCAAGTCCGACGCATATACATCTTCACCGGGTGACCATGTTTTTATTGCCATAAAAATTATTCGCCCTCAAGAAGGGTGTACTTAGCTGATATGAACATGCTACCATTCTTCTGCCATCCTCCTGTCTTCAGAAGCGACCACGCCTGACCGGAATCTGCCGTAACCGTACCATCTATGAATGCACCGAATTCCTCGAACGTCTGGTCCGCAACGTCACCGGATGCGATAAACCAATCGATATACGCGATGTTCTCATCGAATGCTTGGCTCGCCGCTTGGCAACGGTATACTTCGCTACCCAGTTCTGTAGATGCGTTCGTAAACGCCGGCGTTGCGTCGCTTCCGAGTGCCCCCCAATCGACCTCTCCGGAATATGTCGTGTCACCGCACAGGATACGTGCGAGCACAGTGCGCCCGGATGTCGGTATGAGATTGTGCGCCTTTCGGACATCTGTGATTATTCCGAGATGTTTCAGTGTGTTTATGACTGCATCGTTTCCGGAACGAAGAGCAACACGGATATCATCGAGCACGGCATGTCCTTTCTGTATTGTCGGAGAAAGAGAAAGAGCGACATATTCGCCACGCACAGTGCCTCGTTCGTTTGCAAATTTTGTAGTGTCCATGAGAAGTGACTATATTATACCACCGACAATCAATAAACGACAAATGAGATATCCAGACGTCCCGGACGTTTTGGATCTGATTGCGATGTCGGCGTATAGGGAGCAAGTACGTATATCGCATCCGTTTCGTCTCCGAGCGGATCCACGGCATATGTCTCATCGACAGTCACCGTTCGCTCGTCGGATACTGCTGATATAACCTCTATTTCCTCTCGAACTTTTACAATCTGAGTATCGGTATATATCTCCTCTGCAACCTCACTTTCATCGCTCGCGCGCGGGTCCGGCTCGAGTATTTTCTGTAAAAGCGTTATAAAATCATACCGTTTCGTGCTTACAAGTTGCGCGGTATATACGAACGACTCGTGATCACGCATCGTGAATGAGAGCGTCTTTATGATGAGTTCGTCGTCGATATCTTGCAGGTCGCTCTGCACGCGGACAATCATCCCCGCGCGCAATCCGGATGTATATGTCTTGAATGACGCGTCGATAACCGGCTCCGCATATGAGTACAGCTCGGCGTTTGCCCTGCGCCTTGCGACCGTGTTCGACTCAATCGAGTCGTCACGTATGAGTTTTTCCACAATCCCGTACTGTGCGATACTAATCGGGTCTTCCGCAACCGAGAACACGGGACGCTTCGGATTTCCCGAGAAGCGTATCTTGTCTCCGTCAGACAAGTTATTTTCGAACCGTATCATCTGCTCTTGGAAGTTATATAGTACGTCATCTGTCGTAAAGTCATCTATGAAATCGATACCGACATTCTGCGATACATACCCCCCTCCCGTATCAAGTTCTACTGTGAGATTTGCAAATCGATAGGGCAGTTCGAATGACTTCGTGTCATTTCCTCCGGCGGTCAATGTATCGGTGTATGGTGCTCCGTTATATTCTCCTCCGCGCACCTTGACTCGGTTCGCGACTTGGCTCCCGTCTGTATTCCGTTTAAGTGTCTTGTAGATATAATTCCCGTCAGTATCGGTCACATCGAACGGAGCAATATTCGTATATTTCTGGAAAAAATGCACGTCCTTTTCTTCGTCGACGTACCAATTGTAGTTCAGAATATCGGCGAGACGTTTTATACAGGTACTCACGGGAACCTGATTGAATACGATTTTTTCGATGACGAATATCGAAGCAACATTTGCGTATGTGAAGCTCGGTGCATAACTGTTGATCAGGTCTGCAATGATGTCATGCACGGTTTCGTTTTCATAGGATTTCGATGCAAGTCGTTTGTCGAGATTGTATGTATAATCGACACACTGTACCTCGAAAAATACCCCGCCTGCTCTCGTTGCCGGTGATTGGTTCACGCTCATGACGGTACCGCCGAATATCTTCGTCGTACCGTCGTATATGGCAACCTCCTGCCCATATTCCGGAATGAATGTTTTTCCTCCCGCATAGCGCACATCGAAGTCGGCCGTATCGACCTTACTTGTTATATTTTGCGATACCGCAAGAGAACCTTGGATGATTTGGTCCGTCACGTCCGCACTGTTTACGAGTACTTGTATCATATTGCAAGTTTTACGTTTGCTCGAAGCGACATCATGATTGCTTCCTGCACTCTATCCACCAGTTCCTTTCCGGACACGTCCCCGTTCACGACAACATTCACAGACATGCCGCCGGATCCGTTCGGTATGATTGTTCCGCTCGAGCGCGGCACAAACATTTCAGGCCCGCGTTCTCCCACAACATACGGTTGCCCTGCTGAAACATGCCCTCCGTCGGCGCGGAATACCGAACTCACGGCACTTCCTACCGATTTCACGGCTCCGCTCACAAAGTTACCGGTCGCGCTTGCAACCTTCTGCGACCATTCCCATGCACTTTTGAAGCTGTCGATGAGTTTTACGACACTGTCATACACCGCAAGTATCGTCTCCCCTATGGAATCGAATGCCGGCTTGAGCACCGAGTAGAATACCGTGTTTATTTTTGCGCACCACGTTCTCAATTCTATGAAGAGCAACACAAGTCCTTCGATTGCTTTTATAACGGCACCTATTGCGACGACGAGTATGAATCCGAACACTTTTGCGAGTTCTTGCACGTACGGAGCATACGGCTTCAGTGTTTCCCACAAGTCCATGAGTGCCGGTTTCAGGTTCGTGTTAAAACTATCCACAATGTTATCCCATGCCTCTTTCAGGAGTGTCACAAGTCCGGTATTTTCATCGAGTGTTTGTATCCATTCGGAAACTGTTTTTTGCACGGATTGGACGTTCTCTTTATAGTTCATCAGCCAATTCGATGAAGTAATCATCGCTTGCGTAAGGCCATCAAACAACCCCGTCTCGTTCACCAGATCAGCGAGGAATATGCCAATACTGTCTTTCATGTTCGACATTGCCTGATTGAATGTTCCGGCGTTGTTTTTGTATGCATCAAAGAAGCGCCCGCCAGAGTCGTTTGCTTTATCGAACATCTCGGTAAGGACGTCGAACGTAACACCGCCATTTTCGATGAGGTCTTGCAGTTCTTGCCCTGTCTTTCCTGTCGTCTCGGCAAGCATTTCATAAATAGGTATTCCGGCAAACGCGAATTGCTTTATGTCGATAGTTGCAGCACGACCAACCGCAGCAATCTGTTGCAGGTTCACGATGATACGGTCGAGTTCCGCCTGACCTTTTCCCATTGCCGCAAGTCCTTCGCCGATATCGAGAATGATATCGATTGACTTGTTCCCGTCCTTTGTGACAGATGTGAGGAGTTGCACCGCCTGCGTAAGTCCGGGGAGTTCGAATGGTGTCCGCGCCGCCTCGACCTTGAGGCGCGCTACCGTCTCTGCCGCCTTTTCGCTCGACCCGAGAAGAGTTTGGAGTCCCACTTCGGCTGTCTGGAGTTGCGCCGCAACCTCTATACCCCATTTCGCCCCGCCAATAGCAACGGCTCCGATTGCCGACGCGACAACAGCTGCCGCTTTTCCTATGGACGCCAAAGTTCCGCCCCATCCGGAGGCGGACTTTTCTGCATTGCTGAATTCACCTGAAATCTTCCGCAATTCTGCGGACGCTTGGTCTTGCAATTTGAGAATGATTTGCAGTTGGCGATTGTCCATGGTTATTTCGTGGACCCTTTCATTTGACGGATCCTGTCTATGCTGTTTGTTTCGGATATTATTTCGAGGTACTGATGGACATCATCTATATTCATCGAACGTATTTGTTCTGGTGTCCACCCGTATCTATGCGACAATGCCTCCATGATAACGGGACCGCTCCATTCCTTCTTCCCTTCAAGTTCTTTTCGGAGTGTGCGCCCCGGTACTATTTTTTTTCAGGAGACGTAACTGCGTTTATTGCCGCAAAGAGCGTATCTCCGTCATCGACAGTGAGATTGTCCATCCACTCCTTCGTATACGGAATATCCGTACCGTCCTTGAGTGTTATCTTCTTCACACACACCTCTATCGTCTTATATTTTGCCTTTGTGAGAATTGACGCGTCGAGATCGAGTGATTGCTTCTCCTTGTCGGTAAGCCCTTGGACGCGAATACCGCCAAGCATTGCGGAGCGTATCGCCTCCTGCTGGCCCCACGTTATCGAGTCGAGGATTTCAACATCTGCGTTTGATAGTGTAACAATCATATGCTTATGCGCTCGGTACGTTAGCGTACGAAGCGGTCAAGTTCTTCAATGTGACCGTGGACTGTTCTCCGTCTGTCGGATTGTAAAATGCCTTGAATGAAATCGGCTCTGTCACGAGGTCGTTTGCGCCCTCTCCGGAACGGTTCCAGTCCATGATTTGCACCTTATTGAGGACAATGGTTATTGTCGGATGCTGTCCCGTTGCGAGTTCCGCCTCTCCGGTAATGGTGATGCTCATGTACTTTGCGGTATTCCCAAGGTACAGGTCCTTGTAGGTCTCGTCGGCAAAGTTGAGCGTGAATGAGCCGTCGATTGCAAGTTTCGCGTTGTAAATATCGTCCGGATTGTATGATCCGACGACATGGTCCTTGACGAGACCTTGGTCCCATGTAATTGCGAAATCCTTTGCTTTTATCGCAGTCGCTCCTGAGAGTCCCGCTTCCGTATCGGCAATCTTGATGACAACGTCGCGCGCAACGAAGTCATACTCGGTATCGTAACTCGGCGTGTCACTGTTTGATGCCGCAACAGAAGCAAGGAACGATGCCGAGAAGCGCAGATAATCGTCTATCGCCGCAGTAATTTCGAGCGTATTTATCATTGCGTTCGAGAACGTGCTCTGTTGTACGGATCCGTCCTTCGCAAAAAGCGTGAGCGATTTGTGCTGAATGTTCTGTCCGAGTGTGAAGACATGCGACTTCACAGAGCCGGTTACTGTGCTCGTATTCACGACACCGTAGATATTCGACAAGAGCCATCCAAGCACATCGATATGCAAGATACCCGACACGTCTCCCTCGATATGCTTCTGAACAACACGGCGCCCTTCGCCGTCTTCAAGACGTCCGCGCGTTGTATCGTCGAGCGCATGCGTCGCGCGTTCAACGATATTCGCAGTTACTTTTCGCAGCCACTTGTCGGCAACGGTTTCCGCGGATCCGCGCGTTGCCTCTGTTGCTACTCCGAATTCGATGTTTCGTCCGATTATTTCCATATTGTATGTATCTGATTAGTGATAAAAAATAACATCTATTATATACAAAGTATACCATGTCAATTACTGGTCAACAAACGAATCTCGACATTGAGCGGTGCGTATGCCACCACTCCGTCTTCTTCCTGCGACAGTTCCCATGCATCTGCTGAATCTATCTTTACGGTAACCCTATGCCCGTCAATCGTACCTCCGTCCCAATTCTCGTCGAATGCGTCAATGATTGCGTCAACAGTATTCGGCAGTACGGTTCCGAATGCCTCGCTCGGTTTCAGATTTGTATTCGTTCCGACCATGACAATCATCATAAACCGGTAGATTGCCATATTCTCGTTATTGGTTTCGAATGTATTTGAAAATCCGTCCGGCTTGAAAAAGACAGCGGGGAACTTCGTCAACTTGCTTTTTGGAACACTGAAGACATCCTTCACGTTTGTGACGGATTCGAGAGTCGTCGTTATCTTTGTCATCAGAGTTGCATACATACAGCAATTATATCACTTCGCCAGGTCATGCACGATGTTGACAAGCATCTTTCGATACAGGTCCTCAATTGCACCATCCTGCGTGCTTTTCACATAGTCGAGCCACGGCCGTCCTTGCATCCGGCGTGTTCCTCCGTGCACATACGCAGCATACGGAGCAATCGATGTATTTGGACCTATGGTGCCTTTCAATCCGTTTATCTGCGTCGTGTGACTGTCTCGAAGATTACCGGAGCGCTGTCGTTGGTATCGTCTCGGGTAGCGTGGGTCGTTCGATACAGGTGAACCCCCTCCTCTCCCGCCGATCCTCCACGGGTTTCGTATGATTCCCGCTTTATATACGGCAAGGCCCCGGGACAGAAACAATCTGCCCTCATCGAGCACTTTCTGCGGATTTCTGCGAATAGCATTCCGCAATTCTTTGAGTCCTACCCATTGGAGTTCTGTTTTTGCCATATACACATCATAGTACGTTATGCGTCACCATACAATGTACGGAAACATGTCCACCTGCGGACAGTTTTTTTCTGACCATTATATTATTGCACTCCTCACATCTATTCTTGCTGGATTGCATATGTTGGATTTGTTGATTGTTCGATTGTAACCTCATGACCCCATGATGGTATAAAAATTTGAACCAGTCCATGTGGCTTTCATACTATGCCACAAGGATGTTTCGTGTCATTCGATATCCTGGATGATAGTGAGTGCCATATGTTCGTTGAGTCCTACTGCATGAATTTGCACGTTCTTTACGGAATACGTTCCCGCATAATCTCCCGATGCGATTGTGAGCGTGTCTCCCGGCTCCACGTCAGTACCTTTACGACACCATGCGACAAACGTCAAGCCCCACGCTTCGCCAATATGTTGCGCGAAGTCAGGTTGCGCCTGTTGGATATGCCCTGAAAACGATCCTGCGGAAACATTGCCGCCACTCTCTCCGGACCATTCCATGCGCTCCACAGTGAAACTCGTTTTGAAGAATCTGTCGATGCTCATATGTGTATCCTTCGATATTGGTCGAGGATTTGTTTTGCGCGGTCGAAGTCGGCCCATGAATTCGGACCCGCATCATTATACGTTACCTTGTAGGTACCGATGCTCTCGCTCTGCACATCCCTTCCACCACCTCTGGATTCGTTTATAATGCCCGCAACGAACACGGTCGCGGCAAATGATATGTCATCAGGAACATCGACACTGTAGCCCCATTTTGCCGTTATACGCTGATTTTGTCGTCCTTCCGAGAACGTGCGAGCAGACAATACTATCTTGTGGATGGGAACACCGAGCACGGTTGCATTCGACGGATACGTGAAGTATCTGTCGGAACCGGTAGCTCCTACGGTTGTGAATGTTCCACCATATGAATCATTTCCGGCTTCGACGAGCGTCACTTCTACACATTCGTCGACAATAAGGTCCTCAGAGTCGTCGCCGTCAAATAGGCGTGCGCTTGCAACGGTATCGGCAATGAAGTTTCTGCCGGTATAGTTATCAATGATTCGTTCGACACTCGCGATCCACGAGTCGATTTGCCCGTCGAACGATGAGTCTATCTCTTTGAGGAGATAGTTCTCTATGTTTTCTTTGTCGGTGTATCCTTTGGGAGTTACCATGGCATTTTCATTATATCACTAATAATAAAAACAATCTTGCGTGTTGAGTTCGTCGGTTGTGCACATATCTCGTCCTGATACCTGTTGCGTTATTACTTTTCAAGAAGCGCGAACGCTTGCCCAACAATGAGTGTTCCGTATCCTGCACCAATCACCTTTTTAATCTCAGCCACTTCCTCAATCGTAAGAGACACGTCTTCCGTTGCGTGTTGGATTTTTGACGCAAGGAGAAACCGCTTCACTTTTTCCTCTGCGGTGATTTCTTTCTCGCTGTTTGCAAGAAGCGCATTGACCGTTGCGGTGCGCAGTGTAAACGGAGTGCCTTTTTCGTCCGTAATCACCTCTCCTTCTAAGTTGCAAATGTTCTGTGAAAAGTCGATGTTCATATGATTATGCCTCTTGGGCGTTAGTGAATAAATTGGTCTCTACTTCTTCGGTTATGGGATTACCTTCTTCGTCCACCTCTCCCGTGTCTCGTGTTTCGGTTTTGCTTTCCGTGAGTTTCTCGTAATAGTCAGAACGTGTTCCGTCGATTGTCTCGACTTGTATTGTGCGGATTTCGAGCGGTGCTTTTCCAGCACGTCGCGCCGCTTCATCAGCGTATCCTGCGAGATAGATTTCCGTTTGTCCGTCAAAACTCTCATTTGTTCTGATAATACGCCAATATGTTGCGGTTACCCCGAATGTTGTTTCAATTGATTTTTCGATTGCCATATGATTATGTTAAATGATAATACTGATATTATACCACGAATTGTCACTATGCGGAAATGATTGCTTTCGTCTTCAATGCTGTAACGAGAGTCCCGAGCACATCAGCAATCTCATCAAGCGTTGTTGCGTCAGCGTCAAACGTCCGTGTTGTCGTCGCGTTCGAGACGTTCCACCCAGAGTCAGCAAGCCCTACGGTTCCCCCCTTAAAGGCATACGCCCCGTCATCCCGCACCGTAAGAAGTGCCGTCCC